ATCTTCTAATTCTTCTACTTCTTCTGCTTTTACTACTTTTTTTTCTTCTGTTTCTGCTTTAGTAATTTCTTCGTCTTCGTCTTCGTCTTCGTCTTCGTCTTCGTCTTCGTCTTCGTCTTCGTATTCGTCTTCGTATTCGTCTTCGTCTTCGTCTTCATTACCTATAATAGAGGTTTCATAAACTATTTTATTTTCTGTAATATCAGTATTTTTGATAAAAGTAGTTTCTTTGGGATTTGAAAATGTTTCAGAAATTTTCATTTTAATATTTTTTACATTACTTGAGTTAAAATTCTCATATTTTTCTTTTAATGCATTATAGTCATTTTGAAGTTGTTTATGTTCTTCTTTTAGATTAACATATTCAGGCATAGTAAATAGTAAAGATTTAAGAACATCTATAACTTTATTATTAGTATCGATAGATTTGAAATAAGAACCAAGATTAGATTTAAGAGTTCTATTAATATCATTTGTAATAGTTACAAGTAGTTTTTCAAATTCGGGGTTTTCCATGTTAGATAATATGAAATTATAATTTTATATTGATTTAAAACAATTTTAAATTAATTATTTTATTTTTTTAGGATATTATTTTTATTGTTTGTACTTGATTTAGAAACAATTTTAGCACTAATTAAGAAATCTTCATTTTCTTCATAAATTTCAGGTAAAACTTGAGATAAAGGTTTGTCAACAATTAGTAATAGTCTTTCATTTTCAAGTAATTTTCTATATTCTTGAATATCAAGAGTGCCATAAAATTTATTTAATAAATAATATGGACACGGAGCCGGTTTAATATTTTTATTATAATTATATATTTTTCCATAAATATTATTTAAAAGATAATATCTTTCAAATTTGGCAGAAGTATCTATATTATCATTCATTAAATATGAACAGGCACATTCAGGGCTGCAAAAACATCCATAACAATACATAATTGAATTAAGTTGATATTTAGGTATATAAATAGGTTCATTATCGAATGAACAAGTACACCAAAAACATGAAGATTTATTATTAATATTATTATGTTTAAGATTAAAAGTAAGTTCTTTTAATTTTCTAGAAATAGTTTTTTTTAAATTAATATTATCATTATTTGAAATAATATTATCGGTATCATTTTTTTCTATATTAAAATTTTTGTCGGTTTCGTTTTCTTTGTTATTAAAAGATTCAATATTATCATTATTAGAATTAATATAATTAAATTTGAGGTGTGAGTTTTTATTATCAGTTTCGATGTCGTAGTTATCTATATTATTAATATTGGGTTCATATTTAATATTATTAGCAATATTTTCTATATCTTCAAGTTTGCAAGCTAAATGTAAAATAATATTTGGGGTAGGTATATTAGTTATTAAAATGTTTTTTACTTCTACCACCTTACCTCCTTTTGGTTTTCTTCCGCGCTTCTTATGTATTTTGGGTTCAGATGTTTCATTATTCTCGTTTTTTTTGTCGGCATAAATAATTAAATTATTACTATTATCAGTTGCTTCTAATAATTTAAGATTTTCATAATAGGATTTTGGTCTTCTCCCTTTCTTCTTTGGTGGTTGAATAAAAAAAGCAGGAGTGTCGGTAGACATTATTTATAATTAATTATTCATTAATATTTTATATTATTTGTATATATATTATTACCGAATCTCTCAAAATTATTTTAAAATTGAATAAAAAATAAAACTCATTCCACGTTTGTATTTTTTTCTAGTAAATTTTTTTTAGATTTTTTAGGTTTAGATTTTTTAGGTTTAGATTTTTTAGGTTTATGTTTTTTTTTAGTTTTTCCTTTGCTTCTATTTGTTTTAGTTATATTTCTAGTTTGTATAATTCGGTTAATATGTTCGCCATAAGAAAGCGTGGTGCCTTCATATAATTGATGATACATAATTTCAGCATCAAACTTACTAATAGGTTGTCTAGTAATAGGATTAATAGGAGCGGTTCCAAGTAAAGTAATAATAAATTCTTCTTTATCCGGAGAACCTGGTATTCCCTGTGCTAGTAATCGTTCTATATGGGGGGTCATGATATAATTTTTAATAGTTTTAGTATGAAATATATGGTTACCAAGCAAAAATCCAGATTCGGGAGATAATTTTTCTAATGTTATAGGTTCAATAATTTTAAAATTTTCAACTTTATTACCAAAAAAATGTTTTAACTGATCAGGATGAATATCATGACCCTTTTTCCAATTATCAAAAAGTATAAAACGTTCTTGTTGTTGACTAATAAGTCGTTTTTGTTGTGTAAGTAGTTGTTTATTTTGTATTTTAGTTTGTAGGCGTGTATTATATTTCATATATATATATAGATAGATATATTAATAATATGAAATCTCTCAAAAATAAAATAAATAGTAAAAAAAATTATATTAAACTAAAAATTTTAATATAATTAAGGATGAATAAAAGTTCAATTCCATGGGTAGAAAAATATAGACCAGATATATTTGATGATATAATTTTGGATAATAATAATAGAGAGTTATTTAAAAATATATTAGGTAGAAATCATTTTCCAAATTTATTATTGCACGGTCCACCGGGAATAGGAAAGACAACTACAATAATAAATTTAATAAACAAGTTTAAGAAACAAAATAATGAAGAAAGTAAGACATTGGTAATACATTTGAATGCTTCAGACGAGAGAGGAATAGATATAATAAGAAATAATATATATAATTTTGTAATATCAGATAATTTATTTTCAAAAGGAACAAAATTTGTCATATTAGACGAGGTAGATTATATGACAAGAATAGCACAACAGGCATTAAAATGTTTAATTCAAGAATATAATAAAGATATAAGATATTGTTTAATTTGTAATTATATAAGTAAAATAGATAATTCGTTAAAATATGAATTTATAAAGGTAAGATTTAATAAATTACCTGAATGTGATATATTTAATTATTTAAATAAGATAAATAAGGAAGAAAATATAAATATGACTAAGAAAACAATAAAAAATATAATAAATAGTTATGATTCAGATATAAGAAGTATGATAAATTTCATGCAATCAAATATGTATAATAAAATAAATATATTGGATGATAGTGTATATAATATTTTGTTAAATATAAATAAAAATGAAAATATACAAGTTTTCAATAAAAATTTGAATATAATAGAAAATCGGTATAAAATAAGTAAAAGTTTAATATTAAAAAAATATATAGAATTTATGTTAAATAATAAGTTAGATTTATTGAATAGTACTATTATAGGAGAATTAGAATATATAATACATAATTTAGTGAATGAAGATTTATGTACGAATTATATATATTATTGTTTAAAATAAAGGAAGTGATTAGTTTTGATTAGAAAAACTATTGAGAGAATTAATTCGTTTGATTAGTCTAAACTGCCATTCATTGGGTGGCGAATTTTTAGAAGGATTAAAAGTATGAATAATTAAACTACATTGATTAAGATAATCATATTTTTTGAATAATTTTTTTTCAATATTATTTTCAATGGTATTATAAGATTTTTTGATATTAATTTGATTATGAGTATCATAATCAAAATTAACTAACTGTTCGGTTAATAAAGAAAGCATTTTATATAATAAAAAAGAAAATTTTTTAAAAAAATAATATATTAAAATAAATTAAAAAATAATTGATAAAATAATATAAAAAATAATATAAAGAAAAATGTTGATTGATGAGGAATGGAGTAATTTTCTAGAGAATAAAGAAGATTTAAATGTAATAAAAAGTGATATTAAGTTAGATAATAATGAAAATACAATTCCTAAATGTACAGATATATATATTTCAACAAAAACAAAAATTATATATCTAAATATAGATTTATTAGATATATATTCAATATTTTGGAAAATTAAGATTCTAGATTATGATAAACAAATGGAAGGAATAATAAAAAAACAAATGAAGTTATCGTGTAATACAAAAGAAGAATTAAGTGAAATAGAAGAATTAATATCAAATGAATCATATAATGTATCAAAAATAATAACTCATGTAGATAATCCAAATGGTAGAATTAAATTTAAAGATGTTAGAAAAATAAGCGTGGGATTATGTAAAAAGGATATAATATATACACGAACAAAAGAAAAAAGTGCATTTTATAATTGTTTTGTAATAACATTAAGAATTCTTTATAATGATAAATATAAAGAAATTCATGTAAAAATATTTAATACTGGTAAATTAGAGATTCCAGGTATTCAAAATGATAAAATATTAGAAATAGTATTAGTAAAAATATTAGATATATTAAGTAATATAACAAATGTAGAGTTTAAAATTTTAAATGATAAAACAGAAAATGTATTAATAAATTCAAATTTTAATTGTGGTTTTTATATAGATAGAGAGAAATTATTTAATATATTAAGATATAAGTATCATATAAACGCATGTTATGATCCATGTTCTTATCCGGGTATTCAGTGTGTTTATTATTATGATAATTTAAATAAAGTAAATATAAGTGCTACTGTAAATATAGATAGTAATATAAAAAAAAATAAAGATATACAAAAAGTATCATTTATGATATTTAGAACAGGTAGTATTTTAATAGTAGGAAAATGTAGTGAAGATGTGCTAAGAATAGTATATGAATATGTAAAAACAATATTAATAAGTGAATATAAAGAAATAATGACAAAAATTATAGATAGAAGTTTACAAAAAGAGCAAAAACATGTATGTAAAACAAGAAAGAGAGTGATTTATATTAAGTAATTTTTACATAATGAATTTAATAAGGGTTGAATATTTTCATATTTTTCTAATAAATTTAAAGGGTTATCATTGAAATAATATAAAAGATTAATTTTTTTGAGGAATATTTTTTTTGTAATGTATTTTTCTATAAAAATAATAATATTTTTAGAAAATTCTTTATTATCCAATTCATAATTGATAAAAATATAATTAATAAAAGAATTAATATTATAAAAATAATGAATATAGTTTTTATTAATTTCAAGCTGTTTAGACATTAAATCTGTATAGGTTAATATTTTTTTAATAAGTTTAGTTAACTTTAATGTATAATAATTTATTAGTTGATTGAAATCATTTTCCGAATTATTTAGATTATTATAAGAATGGTAAATATCAGTAAAAATTATAATAGATAAATTATTTATAATATAAATAGTTTGATTAATAATTTCCAGTTTGAATTTATTGATTTCTGAAATATAAGTTTTTATATTAGTATCAAAAGTAAAAATAGTTTTTTTATAACTAAATATAACGGCATCTTTTAAGGTTAATTCAAATGAATTGGTTTCATATGAAGAATTAGTAATATTAATTTGATTAATAAATTCTACAAAATAAATATATCCTTTTTCGCATAAATTATATACATCAACTAAAGAATCTAAATAAAGTAAAGAAATATTAAAAATATTATGAATAAGCATGACACCTTTACTGTGTAAATTTTTAATAATATTAGTGTTATTGTAAAGAGAAATATTTTTAAAAAAGAATTGATTATAATTATTAATAGTAAGTAAATATCTAGTTAAAATTTCAACAATATTTTCTGTAATCTTCATTATAATATTATAAAAAATATAATATTATATAGTTTTTAAAAAAAAGACTTATTTAATAATATCCTAAATCACAGGCTTTATTATTATTAGTAATTCCATCCCAAGCAATATCACATTTTTTAGACCATTTATATTTTTCACATAATATATCTTCATCGTGAGATCCACTAATTAAAAATGTATTAATAGGATAATCATTACATTCTCCACCAGGAATATCTCCCCTACCTTTGTTAATAGTAGATACATTTTTACATATAACTTCATCATTTATATTATATGAAACGTCCCAATAATCAGGACAGTCAGATATGATTGGTGGATATGAGTCCTCAAATAAAGATTTAGCTAAAAACAAACCTACAATACTAAGAGAAATAATTAAAACAATAACAGATATAGTTAATATTGTTTTTTGAAATGAATTCATATTATATATTATAAAATATAATAATAAAATATTATTATATTTTATAAAATTATAAAATGAATAATACAGCAAATGGTAGAGTGAATATAATGGGTCCAAATGTTTCTACTAAATTTTCAATGATGGATAAAATTCCTTTAACCACAAAAACAGATTATAGTAATGTTTTAACAGGTACGTTTGAAAAAACCCGTTTATCAGATGCATATTTCTCGCAAAATAATATTCAAATAATTCAAAATGCATTAAGAAAAGGAGTATATGATAAATCGAATGAATCAATATTAATAGATTTACAACCAGAGGATCAAATTGTTACAGTAATGAGAAGTATGTTTTATCAACATTCAAAAAATTTAGATAATAATATTCCACAACAAATTCAAGCATTAAATAATTATGTAATAAGATTTTGTGTAAATTCAGTATTTAATGAAGCAGTAGCATACTTAAAATATAAAGAGGATACAAGTAAAATGCATGTTCCTATGAGCGCACCATTATATTCAAATAAAACTAATAAAACATTAGAATTGAAACCTTGGTTTTAGAGGCTTTAACGAGGTCATGCTTGTTCAGTGTTTTTTAGGTTTTTTAAATTGAGTAAATTCTTCTTTATCTTCAAGAATAAATTCATTATAAAGTTTCTTCAAATTCTCTAATTCATGTAACCATAAATCTTGAATTTTAGAATTATTAATTTTTTTTAATTCTAATTCTTTATCACTGTGTTCTTTCATTAATTTATCTATATTTTCTTGAGAAACACTATCCATTGGCATTTTAGTAAGATAATTAAAATTTCCATTTTCTAAATCTTTATCAAATTTCATAGATACAAGTAAATTATTAATTTGTTCTTTTGTTTTTTTCCTAAGGTCAATTTTATCATCTAAATTACCTCTAATATATTTAGCCCTATTAGATAAAGTAATTAATTCTTTAGATAGTATATCAATTAGATAAAGTTTTCTTTTATTATAATATTCAAGACGAATACTATAATATTCTTCAATAATTTGATAAATACTATCATATTTTTTAAGTTGTTCTTTTTCGTTAAATAGATGCATATTAGTAGTACTTTGAGTAGTATATAATTTTAAATATTTTTCAATACCTTCAAGACCATAATCGTGTTTTTGTATTAATAGTTTTGTAATAATATTAGGATAAAATTGTATAATAAATTCAACATTAGATTCAGTAGACATATCAGAATAATCTTTAATATAGTTTTTATCTTTAGAATTCAAAAGTGATTCAATAAATTCTTTATAATCTTGAGTCCAAGTTCCAATAGGTAATTCAGAAATACGAATTTTATCAGAACCTAAAATTTCATAAGATCCTTTAATTAGATATTTTTTATTATGACTATCACAAGATATTATTGAACCTTTAAAATTTTTATAATAAGGTTCAATAATTCCAAATTCTTTTTCATTTTTTAGCATATTTTGTAAATATTGAATAATTTGAATTGGATTATATGACATAATGTCAGTACTAAATCCGGTTCCAATTCCTTTAGTTCCATTAACAAGAATCATTGGAATAATAGGAGCATAATAAATCGGTTCAACTAAATATCCATCGTCTTGTAAATATGTTAAAATTTTATCATCAATTTCCGGATATATAGCACGAGTAAGTTTAGATAATTGTGTAAAGATATATCTTTCAGACGCAGCATCTTTACCTCCCATAAGACGAGTTCCAAATTGGCCTTTAGGTTTAAATAAATTAATATTATTAGTTCCAACAAAATTTTGGGCGAGTCCAATAATTGCCCCGTTTAAACTCGCTTCGCCGTGATGATATCCAGAATGTTCTGAAACATAACCACTAAATTGTGCAACTTTAATTTCATTATGAAGTTTCTTTTTAAAAGCAGAATATAAGATTTTTCTTAAACTAATTTTAAGACCATCTGTTAAATTAGGAATAGAACGATCATTATCATATTTTGAGAAATGACGTAAATCATTATTAATAAATTCTTCATATGTTACTGATGTTTTACTAGTATCAAGATAAGCATTTCTATCATAAACTGATAACCATTCTTTTCTATCATTAGCTCTTTTTTTATTAAATACCATATCAATTAAATCACAACATTTTTCAGTCGCTGTAAAATTAACTATTTTCTTTTTCTGAAAATATTCTTTAAATTCTTTACTGGTGCTAGTTCCAAGACCCTTATAATATTTAATAGACCATTTAGAAACATCATTATTAGATTTCCAATGTTCAAATTCACCATTATTATAAAATTCAATAATATCTTTACCCTTTGAAGCTTTTAAAATGGGTGTATTCATATAACCAATAAATTCGGGGATATCAATTAGAGATTTCCATTCACTATCAAACATATTAATACCAAGTCCTTTAATATGACTACCGTCTAAATCTTGGTCGGTCATAAATAATATTTTTCCATATCTAAGTTTAGTTTTAATATCATCAGATGTATAATCTTTACCGTGTTCTAGTCCAAGAATTTGTTTAATTTCCGCAATTTCTTTATTATCGGAAATTTTTGATACACTTTCTCCTCTAATATTAAACATTTTACCTTTCATAGGATAAACACCAATAGTATTTCTATCTTCTCTTGATAGACCAGAAATAATTCCAGATTTAGCGGAATCTCCTTCACATAAAATAATTACACAATCATTAGATTTGGCTGTTCCAGCAAAATTAGCATCAACTAATTTTGGAATATTACGAATATTTTTAACTTTAGCACCATCAGTTTTCTTGGCTGCTTTATTTTCTTTAACTTCAGTAATACTACAAGCAGTTGACATAACTCCCATTTTAGCTAATTTTTCAATAAATTTATCAGAAACTTCACATGATGAACCAAAATTACTGACAGCAGTATTAAGATAATCTTTGGTTTGACTATCAAATGCAGGATTCTCAATAGTGCAATTAACAAAAATCATTAATTGTTCTTTAATAGACGCAGGTTTAACATCAATATGTTTTTTAGTTTTAATAAATGTAGTAATTTTTCGGATAATTTGATTTGTAATATAATCAACATGTTTACCACCTTTAGACGTAAAAATTCCATTTACAAAACTAATATGAGTAAATTCTTCATTGGGAGCAATACAAACAGCATATTCCCATCTTCCATTATATTGTTCATATATTCTTTCAGTTTCACTTTTATTACCAATATATAAATCAATATAATTTAAGAAACTTTTGACTTCGAGTACTTGAGAATTAAATTTAACTTTAATAGATTTATCAGTAACAGCAGCAATATCATAAATTCTTCTTAAGATGAGAGATTTAAAGTCTTTATCAAAGCCAGATATTTTAAGTTTTTCAAAATCAGGTTTAAAACTAACAGAAGTATAAGGTTTAGTTTTACATTTAGTAATTATTGGTTTATCAATTACATTTAAATTATCATGAAATTCTTGAACGTATTTTTTACCCGTTTTATGGTCGACCGTTTCAATTTTACCCCACGTAGACCAAATTAAAACTAATTTAAAACCAAATCCATTTTTTCCACCAACAATTTTTTTTTCATTTTTATCATAATTAGTAGAGGTTCTTAGATGTCCAAAAATTAATTCAGGAATCCATATTTTATATTCTGGGTGGATAGAAACATCAATACCATTTCCATCATTATATAAAGTAATAGTTCCATCGTCATCAACTGTAATATTAATATTAGTTACGGGATAATTCTTTTCCTCTGCATTAGAAGCAATTAATTGTTGCATTCTAATTGCATGATCTCTACAATTAACAATACCTTCATCAAAAAGTTTATATAGTCCAGGAACATATTTAATGGGTTTTTCAATAATTTTATTTTTTTCATTATCAAATATGTAAGTATTATTATTAATATTTTCAATAGAACCTATATAAGTATCTGGATTATCTAATACATGTTGTTTATCAGATTTTTTTTGATATTTCTTAGCAAGTTCTAGATTGTTTTTTGACATATAAATGTAATGATAATATCATTTTAAATATATTTTTAATATCAATTTTAGTAAAAATAAAATATTTTTATTTTTAAATTGTATAATTTTAATAAACTATATTATTAATGAGTAATATTTGTTTAAATATTAAGAATTCAATTGAAATTTCAAATAATTATTATATTTTTAATAATGTTGATAATATTATTGGTGATTTTTTAGACGAAGATATATTAAAAACAACAAATTATGGTCTATATGAAACAAGCGGAAATAAAATTTATTTAATTCAAAACATACCAAAAACTCATCCAATTGGTTTTTATGATGCTTCTGGTATAAGCGAAATTGTTGATATATCAAATTTGATACATTATGATGTTTCTTATGGAAAAGCAATAAATATTTATGTATCAAAAGGAAGTGATTTAAGTTTTAATAATAACAATTATTATAGATTTTATGATGAATCTTATAATTTACTTAATATTTCAGGTTCATTAATAGAAACAGGATTAACAAATAGTGGAGATAATTTTTATTTTATGAGATCGATGAAATATACTTTTATTGCTATTGAAGATTTTTGTAGTAATCATCCATTTGCCTTAAGTGGTGAAGCGTTAAGCGAGTTAAATTATGATGATTTAAGTTTACAGAAATTGGATGATAGTTTTAATATTATAATTCCAAAAAATACAAATAATGACACTAATAGAATTTTTTATGTAGATGCAGAACAAGATGATATAAGTGGAGAATTAAGTATTTTAGTAGATGCAAGTAATATATCATATTATTATGGTGATATAAATATATCAATAGATTCAAGTTATTCAACGCATTATGATAGTTCAAAGATATCTATAAAATCATTTGAATTAAATGGAATAAATCAAGTAAACAATGTAAATTTATTTATTTATGATAGTATATGTGATTATATAGTAGAAGAAGTTTCACAATTTGTAAATATTTTATTTAATCAAAGAAAAGAATGTTTAAATATTGTTTCAGAAGCAAAATTAATAGATGCTTCAAATAATATATCTTTTTATGAGTTTAATTTAAATAATCATGGATTGGTTAATGTATCAGGTGAATTATTATACAGTTTAAAATATGGTCTATATGATGGTTCTTATATAATTTTTAATGTAGATTCAAATTATCCATTTACAATTAAAAATAATGATATTAGTAATGCGATTTATGTAGACGAAGAAAACACTACGGGTATACTTCATAAGTCAGATTCAAGAGTACAAATATTAGGAGAACCATTAAATACTTATAATTATTATTTCAATACGGTTAGAATAAAAATAGATAATACAAGCGGGACATTAATTCAAAATCAAGATATACCTATTCATATTTTAAATTTACAAACATTAAATAGCCATTATGAACCATCTAATAATTTTTGTTATACATCATTTTGTACCGATCCAGATAATGTAAATAATATAGCATATAGAGATTTATCATTTATATTATTTAATCAAAAAGATATAGCTTTTACTACTGATTTTTCAGCAGTTGTAGATAATATTTATTATTTAAATTTATATCAAGAATATATTGAACCAATAATCCCATATGTGCTAGTAGATAGATATAATCATGATTTATCTAATTTAATAATTTCAACAAAACCGATTGAAACAATTTTACCAGACGGAACAGTATTATCAAATATTCATCAAATAAATTATAGTTTATCACATTTCATAATTACTTATACTGCAGAAGATTATGAAAAAACGATAATACAGTTACATAGATTGGTGGAAATTAAAAAAGGTCCATATATAGAAATATCAGGTAATTATCAATTATTTAATAATTCTAACCCATTTACAAATACAATAGATATATCAACAAATACTATAAGTCCTTTTTATAATTTTTATGAAAATTTGGATGTTTTTGTATATGACATTTTTGGAAATAAAATAAATTTACCATTTGAAATAAATATAATAGGAGAGTATTTTGATTCTTCGAGTATATATGGTGAACTTATACGAAATAGTTATTCAAATGAAATAATAAAATATGAAAATATAGATTTAACAGATGAACCACTAAAATTTCAAGATGGTGATACAGATTTTTCAAGAAATTATTATTTATCAACAAATTTTAATTTTAACTTTATTTCAAATTCAACAAAATATATAGATGAGAAGGGTATAAGACTGTTTAATATAAATGTTTTACAAATAAATGGTAATTTTAATAGTCCAATTTTAAGTATAGCAAATTTAATTCATATTAATGATAATATAAATGATTCTTATAGAGATTTTCTAATAGATCCTTTACAAACTAATATAAAATCATTATTTTTAGATGGAGATAGTTTATCTATAAATAAGGTAGATAATACATTAAGTATAATTGATTTAAGTCAAAATTATAATGATTTTGATAGAAATTATAATTTACATACAACAATTCAAATAACAAATTCACAATTTGTTATTTCAATATCAGATATAAATGATTCTGCAAATAATTTTTCCATAGATGGTAGTTTTCATGAAATAGATTTTTTTAATTTAAATGATATAGATACTCGATATATTGGTTATTATGAAATGAAACTAGATATTAAAGGTCTAAATAATGAAGATTTTATATTTAATGATATAAGTGATATAATAGATTCAAGTAGTTTATTACTAGATTTTTCAAGAACATTTTTAATAAATGTTATAGATACGCAAGGAGTAGATTTAAATTTTGTAAATGAAACTGTGTTAACTCAATCGCCAAATCCATTATTATATGATTTTAAATATTCAGTAGATTTTAGTTTTAATATTTTTACTGATATATCTTTTTTTAAAAAAGGAGATTCATTTTTAGAAACTACAAATACTCCATTATTAGAATTGTCTGACAATTCTATATATGATGGCAGTTTAACATTTGTTTTATATCCAGTAACAAATATAAGTCAAACATATGATAATGGTTATTATATTCATGCAACTGATCCAACTAGGGCAGCAGAGGCATATATTAAATATACAGCATTAGATTTATGTGGTAATATAAGTAATGATGTATGTTTAAATATAACATTTACAGATATACCTATAATTTCTTTGTTAGGTTCTCGTATAGAAAAAATCACCGTGAATTCTATATATGTTGAATCTGGTTTATTAATAGAAAGTGATATTGGCGAGGAATCATATGTTCCAACAAATGGATCTTATTCAGGAAATTTTTCATCAAATTATACAGAAACAACAGATGATCCGGTGGGCTATGATATTTCTTGGGGTTTAGTCTTAGATAATACTACAATTGGTATATATGAATTAACTTATGAAGTAAGAAAAACAGGTAAAACAGAATCAATTAATATAAAAAGATTAATAGAAGTAGTAGATATAAGTAATCCATTTTTTAGATTTCCTAATTTATCTACGTTAGATTATATAGATGGTTCAAATGATTCAAATTTTGTAGCAATAAAAGATAATTTATTTGATAATAAATTTGAATTTAGTTTTAATATAGATTTTAGTTTGTCAGTATTTAATACATTTGATGATTTAAGTTTTATAATTAATCAATTTGAAATAAGTGATAATTATTTTGAAAGAAATGATTTGAGTAGTATAATTACATTATCAATAAGTGGAGAAGGTGATATATCTTTTAATGAAATAGGATTAAGTAATGTATTTTTAACAAATGATGGTTATTTAAATAGCGATAATTGTTTTAATAAAGTAACAATTGGTTTAAATGAAATTGAACCATTAGTATTTAATTATAAGGTAATAGATGTGTGTGATAATTCATTTAATATTTTAAGAATAGTAGATATAGTAGATAAAAGTAAACCATCTATAGATTTTTCTTTTAATTATATAGACGAAACTGATATAAGTTTTGTAAAATTTAATGGTTCAGATAATAAAGATTTTTCATATCAAGCATTTAATTATTTAAAAAATACAGATTTATTTTTACGTGAGTTAAGTTCTATTATTTTTGATTTTACTTTAATAGATAATTATGAAGTAGTAAATTCAAATTATATAATTACAATCTCGGGAGTAACAATTGATTATAAACAGGAAAATATCAAAACAATTAAAGATATAAGTAATAATATTATATTATTAAACTTATTTTCAAATGTTGATACATCATTAGTAATAGTTTATGAAATTTCAGATAATCAATATAATGATATTTCAATTAATAGATTTGTTGATATAATAAATACAATAGATCCTTCTATTAATTTCAATCAAAGATATGGATATGATGATAGAATTTATATAGATTTTGGTGATACAAAATATAATATATCAAAAGATTTTAGTTTATCTCATCCTAGAATTTATTTAACAGATATAAGTTTTGATTTAAGTTATATTTTACCAACTAATATTACATCTTTAAGCGGAGAATATGAATATGACCCAAATGCAATAATTTATTCTGTTAGTGGTGATATTTCTTCTGTTCATTATGATATAAGTTTTTATTCAGTTACAAGAGACGGACAATACGATACGAGTTCAGATGAATTAAATATTAAATTGATTATTACAAATCAAGGTCCAACTTTTAATGAAATACCTTATATAAATATTTTAGATACATCTTCAATTCATATTATTCATGAAGCGGGAGAGTTTTTTAATGATGCATCATTTATTTTGGGTTTAAATGCGTTTAGTGAATTTGATAAATTTTATTATAAAAATTATTTAACAGATATTTCATATTTATCAAGTAATTATGATGTTAGTTATGATTCATCATTTAATATTGAAAACCCAGAATTAGGACCACTAAGAGAAGCAACAAGTTATAAAGTTAGATATGATGTAAGAGATAAAAATAATCAAATAAAAACATTAGTAAGATATATTCTTATAACGGATACACAAAAACCAATAATATCAATATCAAATGATGTTATAAATGTTAATCAATTTGAGGAATTAGTTATGCCCAGTGCATTTTTTTTAGATAAAGGTTCCAATTTATCAGCAATACAAGTTGATATAAGTAATACAAGTAATACAATTATAAAAAATATATCAAATTTAAGTTTTGTATTAAACCCATTACAATCATATACTTTTTCTTCATCAGAATTATTATTAACTGGAAATGATACTAGTAATGGATCAATTTCATATCAAGTAAGATATACAGCATATGATAGATTTAATAATCTAGCAGAGAAATATTTAACTATTACAATAAATGAAACTACAAATTTTGTAATAACACCAAAACTTTTCATAAGTGGATATGAGTTTGATTTAAATTTAAATTTTAATAATAATTTTAATAATTTAATAAATAATAATACAGATAATTTATCATCTATATTTGATTTATCAGATATTCAATATGATGCATTTAATAAAACATTTACATATGAAGTAAAAAAAGCAAAATTCAATAATTCAGTTTTCAATTTATTAGATTTTAGTATGCATGCAAGATATATAAATGATATTATACCAGATTATAATAATACAATAATTAATAATATATTATCTGGTTCATTAGGTAATTACAAAATAATATTTCAAAGTTTTAATGATTATAATTTTGAATCAGAAATTGAAATAATATATTTCAATATAGTTGATACTAGTCCACCGGATTTATCTTATATTTTATCAATAGATTATGAAGATATAGCAAAAATAAAAATTCCATTGTTATCATTTGATACTTATGAAACATTAAAAACAAATTCAAATTATTTGGAAAACAACAATTTATTTAATCCTTATTATTTTACTAAAGACGGTGGTGGTAATACGATGATTTCAATTCCCGGTATAAACATTGTTGATATTATGGGAGGAATAGGACAAACTTTAAGTAATGAAACATTACCATCGGCATTTGATAATAGTTTATCATTATTTATAACTTATTTAAAAGATTTATCAATCGGTACTTATAATATTAATCAATATACATCTAAAAATTTCACACAAATAAACGAAACAACTGAAATAGTAACAATTAATCCAAATTTATTACATAGTGGAATAAATGTTTTTATTAATCATTCAGATATAGATCTTGGAGGTTATGCATATGTTAAATTTACATATTTAGATGGAACAATTCATGAATTTAGACATCGTGGTACTAGTACACGACAATTTTATAATTCTAGTTCTACATTATGGAGTAGTAATTTTGGATTAGGTAATCATAGTACAATAGTAACGTCTCATACAGGAAATACTACAAAAAACTATTTAATAGAATGTAGTGTAATTTCAGGCGTAAGTACTTGGATATTTAAAGCATTGGATGGAGGAGTAAGTCAAGTAGAATTATATGAAAATTCGGCCGGAGAAGGAATGTTAGGAGTAGAAGTTAAAGATATACCAATTTTTGATATATCAAATAGTTATCTATTATTGAATGCTGGTAATTATGTCCAAAATTTTAGAGTATTTGATGCGGGTGGTAATTTTTCAGATATATCAAGATCAATATCAGTAGAAAGATTAAATCCTTTTATAAATTTAAATTATACAGAAGATGCAAAAAGTAATTTATTTTTAAAAACTTATCATAAGCTATTTACTCCATATATAGATATATTAGGTAGATCATATGATTATTATTTGGGAGAATTTACAGGAAATTCTATTGTAACAGTTCAATTCTTAAATGAAAATGTTTTAGGAGTACAAACAGTTAAATATGAGTTAAAAAATTATCCTAATACAATAGCAGAACGAGATATTCATGTTGTAGAAATAACTTGTTTACCTATAGTAACAGATGGATTAAATAATTTAATTCCCGAAGGATTAAATAATAAATTTGGTTTGTATAATGATAATTATGTAATATATATAAATGATCCCTCAGATGCATTTAGAGTGTATGGTTATAATCATGATTATAATTTTAATATAGATATAAGTGATTTGATAAATATAAGCGGAGAAAATGTTGTAAGTTATGAAGGTTATGAATATCATTGGGGTAAAGTTGATATAAGTGTAAATGATAATTTTAATAGAGCAAATATTGAATATTTAAACAGCGATTCAAGTAGAATTATATTAGAAGATATATTTTTATATACAGAGGAATGTTTTCAAATTTTAATTAATCAAATAATTTATAAGCCATTACCAAGTGATTCATTTAGAGTAGATGTATCCGGATATAATGATAAAGATATTTCATATCAGTTTTTTACATTATCGGGGGAATTATATCCCGCAATTGACGATAAATTACGACATTATATAACTGATGTTTCTAGGGCAAATTTACATTTGGCGATGGGAAGATATACATTCGTCCAAGATACAGAAAAGAATTTTTATAATAGAATTAAATTTTCATTAACTGAAGACGGAACACATAATGGTGGGGTAGAATATACAAAGGGTATTGTAGAATATGGTTTACCAGGTTTAGAAGGTGGATATACTGATTTAATTTTATCTATATCAACTCCATCACCATTATATTATTATTCAGAATATTTTCCAAATATGGGAGGTAAAATAGAAACTAGAAATAATTTACTAATAACAACAGGAAATATATATGTAAATGATAATGTTTTAAGTGTAGATAATTCATTGGTATTACAAAGTTTTAATAGTGAAGAAGTATTATTAAATAAAATATTTTTGTCTCAAAAATTTGATTTATCAGGAATAAATGGAGATGCAAACTATATAAGTAATGTACATTATAATTGTATAACTCAACAAAATATAAATCATAATGTTTTAATAAATAAAAGTGATAATTTATTAATATTTAAAAAATATCAAAGTTCGCCAAATTATGATCCAGTTGCCGAAGGTGTAGTTTCATATGTTCCTAGTTATAATAGTTCTAATATACATGCAGATATTTCAAATGTAAATTTAAAACACGATATACGTAATCATTATTTATACGATTGTAGTGTTAATATGTATACAACTGGCGTTTTCCAATATGATTACACGATAGATACTTCTACTAATATACTAGAAAATTTATCAATTAATACATTAACGGAAAAAATATCAGTAGCAGTTGGTTGTGGTAATGATAATACAATTGCATATTCATTAGATGAAGGAAGTAAATGGATCGGTGCGGGTAAACAATTATTAGATATTTCGGGATTTGGAATAGCTTATAATAGAAATACAAGATTTATAGCGGTGGGTAGTGGAACAAATCATAGTATTATATATTCAGACGATGGAATTAATTGGTTTCCATCAATTGATTCAAAAATAATTTTTGATAATTATGCAAAAGCAGTAGTTTATGATAATTCAAATTCTTATTGGTTAGTAGGGGGTAAAGGGTCAACAAATACTATGGCATATTCTACTGGAGGAATAAGTTGGTTTGGATTGGGTAAAACTGTATTTGAAACTGAAATAAATAATTTTTCAAAACATAATAATACTTATATATTAGCACTTGGAAATGGATTAAGAAATTCGATAGCATATTCTAGCGATGGATTAAATTGGATAGACGGTTTAGCTTTAGGAGGAGAAAATACAAGGACGATATTTTCAGTTCAAGGAAATAGTGGTGTATATTATAAGAAAGAAAATATTTGGATAGCAGTAGGAGAAGGTATTAATAATTCAATAGCATATTCTAGAGATGGTATAACTTGGAGTGGTATGGGAAAATCAAGAATAGTAGAAGGTAGAGATATAGATGTTAATGATAATATCATAGTTATAGTGGGTAAAGGAGAAATAAATAATCCTGTTTATTCTGCAATTATATATTCGTATGATGGATTAGCTTGGTATTCTACGCATACATCAATATTTTCAGAATGTAATTCGATTGTTTGGACTGGTTCTATATGGATAGCAACTGGATTAGGTCCTTTACATAGAATAGCTATATCTAGTAATGGAATAGAATGGTTAGGATTAGATAATACATTAGATTTATTTTCTGATTTAGGTTTAGGTATAGAGGGATTTATAAAAAAAACTTTATTAGATGATGCAAATAATATATTATATGAAATAAATACAATGGATTTATTTTATTCAAATGGCGAAATAGATAATTATAGTCACTTTTTTAGAAAAAATAGATTATTATCAAGTAGATTAGTTAAAAATAATTTTATAAGTAAAATAAATGAATTAAGATATGTTAATCATGTATCACTATTAGATAATAATAAAGTAATAGATTATTTCTTGGATAAATATTTGAATTCAAGTAGAATAATATTTAGTCATATATTTGATAATTATGTAACATTTAATTTACAAACATATATAGATTTATCTAACTTATATATTGATAAGGATTTATTACAAATTATAAAAAACGAATATATTCCTTTATATGAAAACAGCAGCAGTTATATAGTAGATAATAATAATTTATTATTTGATGAATATATAGTAAGTATATGGAGTGATATATCTGGCGATTTACCAATAATTGAAAAAACGCCAGAAGAAAGTATATTGTTATCTAATGGTTTAATTGAATTAAATGAATATTTATTAGATTCAAAAGATAGTAGTAATGTTTTATTCAAATTATATGATGACGTGATAAATTCCCAAGGTTTAGATCATGTAAATAGTGAATTAAAAGAAAGAGTATTTTTATCAGTGAGAGATATTTCTATGATAAATCATGATTATAATCAATATATCGGAATTACTTTGCAAAATATTTTTCATAATATGTATATTGATGAAAATGACGTGTTAATTTTCCATGCATATGAAGATTTAGCAAATAATTTTAAAGTAAACGAAGCAAGTTTATCATTAGAAAAAACATTAATAGAATTTTCAAATAATAATAATAAAAAATATTTGTTAGAATTATCATCAAATGATGTTTATGGTTGTTTTGTAGATAATAGTAAAAATATATATGAAATTTCAAATACGAAAAATGATATAATTACACAAGATCCATTAAATTATAAATCATTTATGGCATACTTTTTTGATAATGAACTACAAAATGATAACAAATATTTGAGTAAATTTGATATTAGACCAATGTCATTAAATGATATATGTTATAATATGTATCCATATAGTTATGATCCTTCCTTACAAAAATTACATAGTCATAGTTATTTAATTGATTTAAATGATTATTTTGACAGATATATTTATAATAATTCAAATCTAGAAGTGCCATATAATGTATATAATAAAAGTTATTTATCTTATAGAATTATAGATATAAGTTATATAAATGAATTTAACATTTTTGATATTAGAACAAGTCAAAATATAATTTATGATAAAAGTAAAATTGAAATATTAAATTATTTACAAAATTTCTTAATTATATTAAAGTTCAAGGTAGATTATATAGAAGAAATATTGAATAGTAATTTAATTAATAAACATAACCGAGTATCAAGTGTATCAAATGATTATGAATATATAAATGATTTAAATATTCAAAATATAAATTTATTGTATAACTCTATTGATTTTATATCTACTAATTATCAATTAAGTTTACCCAATAATTCATTGAATA